GTTGAGTACGTCTTGCTCGTTTGAGTTACCAACATAAACGTCAGTAGTTGCTTTCTTGCTGATGTCAACGATGTCCATAGCTATCAACGAGAGGTTGTAACGCACTACGTTGGTCTCGAAAGATACGTTGTTGGTCATTAAGTGTACAAGCGGAAAGATTGTCTGCTTGTTTAAATCCACTTCAAAGATATCACCCTCAGTAGTCGTGTTGACTAACGGGTCATTATCAAAATGCCATTTAATTAATTCCAATACTTTATAGAATCCTGTCATCGTCTTAGTTGTCTTTCAAATTGTCTTCTTTCAATATCGTTTTTCTGCTTCTCAAAGGTGAGATAGGTGAGACACCGAGTAAGTCTTGATTTGGTGATTTCGTCAAACTTAGTGATATCTCCTTTAGCGATTGCATAAAGTGATTGATACCATCCCCATCGCTTGCTAAATTGAGTTGTTTCGCTAAAGTCTGAGACAGGTTCTTCTGCTTCGCTATCTCCTTCTCCAAATAATTCAGGGTAGCCTGCAGTAATTCGCTTTCTAAAGTCCAAAAAAAAACAGATGCCGCAATGCAGATGTCTAATGGTGCGAACTTCATAAGCTCTTGGACGCCTAAGTTAGGATCGTAGTCTTTGATGTCGTACTTTTCTCCTTTTCGTGTTTTGATAGGACGGTATAAAACCGCCATTGCCTTGTGGAAGTTATCCCAACTCTGCAAGTGAGAATCCAAATCCACATACTCACCGAATGTTATCTCTTCAAGTTCCGGAATGAAACCAAACTCAATATCTCCAATCTTGAAAGTCGGAGTAAATTTAGGTGTCTGATTAAAAAGTTGAGTGAAGTGTTGTATCAATTCATTCAAGGAAGTTAGCTTTATTTTAGCTACCTCATTCAATCGGATTCCGCAGAATATCTCAATCATCTTTTGAGCTACAAACTCTTCGTCAGTAGAGTTCTGCTGCACCTTCAAGAAGTCCTGATAGTGCTTTAGTGGTATCTCGTTTAGATTTGATGGTACGTTGATTTGTACTTCCATATTTATTTAACTTTTGATTCGTCTTTTTGTAACACATAGGCATAAGCCTGAGCCAACATCTGAGTGTGCCTTCTCACGTTGAACACGTCATTGAATACGATGTGAACTTTCTTACCAGTTGTATCTTGAATGTACTGCTCTACTACTCTAATCATTTTAGGCAGCTCATCGGATGTTGTATTGTCCATAGTTTGATTTTAGTCCGAGTGCTTCCATTTCGTGGTATCTAAGTGCATCAATAGCGTGATTCAGGTGATCAATAGGTTTTCTCATTCGCTGACCTTGCTTGTCAGTATCCCAACAATAGGATCTAAGTTCTTTGATTAGGTTCGTGCTTTGCTTGGTTACTAAGTAATCTTGCCTTTGCATTACGTCTATTCCGTAGTTGATTGAGTCAGCTCCTTTGGTTACTCCTTTGATTGTTTTGCCTTGACGTCTTATCTCCTCTATTGATTTAGGCTCTGAGCTGTCAGCGTAAATTACTACGCTTGACGGAAGTATCTTAGCGATGTCCGAGTTGACCATTCCTGTTCGGTAAACAAGTTCGTTTACTATTCGTGTTCCGTTATAATTGTAAATCTCAATCGCTGCCGTTGGGTCATTCGTGTATCCAAAGTCAAGTCCTATTCCTATGAGCTTTGCTTCTTTGGGTATGGTGTCAATCTCTTTCCAGTTGTTAAATACCACTCCTTCAAGACTGCCTACTTGACCCAAGCCATACACTCGCCACCAATTAGCCCAGTAAGAACTCGTAGCTGCTTTGTCTCGGTTCTTTTCTATTTGTGTGACAATTGACTCATCAAGTGCCTCGTTGTCTTTGTACGTTAAGATTATAAAATCCGTGTCAGGTTCGTCTTTTAGTTCCTTATGCACCCAAAACTCATTGGCAGGGTTAAAGTCTAAGTAAACCTCTTTCTTTGTACGTATAGAAAGCTCATTGTAAGCCTCGAATGTTACGTTGTTGCACTCGTTGATGTAAAGGATGTCACGTCTTGCACCTCGTAGCTTAGATGCATCGTCTGCTGAGAAAAACTCTATTGATGATCCGTTAGCAAAATCATATCTAAGTAGCGTCTTGTTGAACCTATCGTCAAAGTAGCGATTAGTCCAACGCATTATCTTTAAGAAGTCTTTAAGCGCACCCCTACGCAAGTGAGGTATCGTTTCAGCTACTACGGAGACTTCTAAGCCTTTTTCCTTAGTGCATTTGTCTATCAGTATAGGTAGGATACCAAACGTCTTTCCTGCAGATGTTCCTCCCTGAATTATCTTTATCCGTTTTTTTAGGGATAGTATCTTATTGATTGAGGTAGTTCGTTTGAACATCAGCGTCTATTGCTTTGGTTTCTTCAGGGAATAGCGGCATTTCCATTGTGACAGTCGTTTCAGTCTTCTCAGTTAGTCCGTTTAAACGTGCCGTAAGGTTTGCATTGTACTGACCTACTAAGCCTCCGTTGATTTGGTCTTGACGTATAGTTTGCTTTATATGCGATGAGATGCCACAAAATTCTTCGTAAGCCTTGTTTGTATTAAAGATGTAATGCGCAACAGTTAGGTCGTGTTTCTCGAAGCAGTAGACCTCAAAGCCTTCCATTGTTAGTGGGCATTCAAGAGGTTCTGCTACCATTTCTCCGCTTCTTTGGTTGAGTGTATACTTGTATCTTGGGTTGTCTTTTACCCACGTCTTGTATTCTCTAAATAAACTTAGGAGTGTTTCAGGGCTGTCTATCTTTCTTGGTCTTCCTACTTTTGCCATTGGTGTCCGTGTTTAGTTAGTTTCGTAAGCGTTGTAAATCTTTCTTAGGTTGAATACTATCTCTCTGAAGCAAGAAGCGCAAGAGGATGGCTCTAAACGTATCTTCATTATTCTTGAATAGATTTCTCTTACTACTGTTACTTCGCTTGGTCTGAAGGTTTCAGTTTCATTGATCCGTATTTCCGTAAGATAGTTGTACTCCGCTTCGGTTAGACATTCAGGTTTGCGATATGGAAACCACTCGTTGAGTTTCTGCTTGCGCTCTTCGCATCCGCAGTCTTCTCCTGCTATGAAGTTTACCAGCTTCTTAATTCCTGTTACTTCGGTTATTTGCTCTATGGTATCTCCTAAGCCTTGAGCTTTTCTTGGTGTTCGTGTTTTTGCCATTGTTTATTTTTTAAAGTGTTCTTTACTTAACTCCTGTAAATCATTACGGAGCATTTCATTTTCTTTTTTTAGTCGTTTACATTCTTTTTCCATACGAATGTACTCTCTAAAGTTTTCTTTTGAGCGTTCCTGACGTAACTCCAGTTCTCGCTCTACTAATTCAAGTATATTTTTAAACATCATATTAAATCAAAATCTTGGTTTGTAAAATCAGTATAGTCTTCTCCGACTTCTTCTTTAAGTCGTTCTTTGCAATTCTTTAGTGTGTTAAATATCGAAGTGAGTGAGATGCCTGAGTCTTTAGCAATATTTCTCATTGATGCGTTTCCTTCCTTGTAGACTTTAAACAACATTGAGTCATACCAATGCCAGTTATCCATTTCTTCGTGTATCCTGATGTGTAATCTTTCAAGTGCTTCGTGTTTTTCTAATTCTGACTCCGCCTCAGCTACTCCTCTTACTTCGTCTAATGATAGAAACTGAACACTACCCGTTTTGTTTATTTCGAATGCTCGGTTGCGAAGCATCATCCACATCAAAGCAATGTTTGGTCTTCCGTCTTTGAGTATCTTCTCCTCGTAATTGTACTTCACGATTCTAAGGTAAACATCCTGCACTACATCTTCCGCAAGCTCTTGCTCTCCAAATGAACGGACTATCTTAACCCATTCTTTGTGGTGGTCTGCTAAAATTTTAAGTGCATCCATTGGTTAAATTCTAAACAAATATAAGTTTAATTTTTAATCACACAAATAAATTAAAAAAGCCACTTTAAAGTGGCTCTAGGTTGTTGGAGTAAATTTCTCTTGTAACGTAGTTATCTATTTTGTGTAAGGTTGATAAGGTTACGTCTTTTCGCTGAAGGAAATTGTTTACTTGAAACTGGTGCATCTTTAGTCCTTTGGCTTTTATCTCTTGGACTATTTGGTTTCGTGTTTTTACAAGCAGTATCCTATTCAGTTGCTTTCGGAGTGTATCATCATCAATGTACATCAGAACGGTAAATCATCGTCAATACTATCTCCTACAGGTCTACGCTCTTCAGTCGGAGCAACATACGGCTCAGAGAATGATGCTGAGAAGAAACTACCAGCTTTGCCTTGTTTTACCCACAACGCAACCTCCATTTCTTTACCGTTGACGTTTACTTTTCCTTTGTAGTCCGGATGGTTGTCAGCTTTCTTGTTCGTGTTTTTGAAGATAGCTCCTGTGTTTACTTTGTTTTCCATTTGTTATATATTAAAAATTAACTTGATTATTAAAATTATGACTATTGCAGTTACCATTATCATCGTGGCGAGTGCTGCTAGGTATTCTTTGTCTGGTCTCATTCTTCTTCTTTTACAATTTCTAATTCACCATCGAATGTGTAGCCCGTTAGCTTAAGCAATTTATCCAAGTGATAAAGCAAGTCGTCTAGTGTGACGTCTTCGTGGTCGAATTCATAACTTGCCTTGTGTCCGTAGTGTGTGATTTCTATTTTCATATTTATTTTAATTTAAAGGTTAATAATTCTTTAGCTATCTGCTCCGTTGTCTTGCCTTGTATGTAATTCTCAGAACTTACCTCAACAACTTTACAAGCAAATTGAATCTTCTGATTCTCCTCCATTTCTTTGGCTTTGTCAATTACCCATCCTTTCCACCTAACATTGATTTTAGGATATTGCATATTAATTTCGTTAATTAACCATTCTACTGCTGTCATCTTATTCTGATTTATTTAGTTCGTGTTTTTTAATACAATTATAGCAACTAAAACCATCACAACCATTTTCAAGTATGCAAGTATATATATCATCTTTGCTATTACTTTTATATTCGTCTTTCAGTCGTTCCAAGTATAGAACAAAGTCCATAGCTTCTTCTTGTGCGTGTGTAAGCCATTCTAACGTGCTTAAATCGGTTCTTTCTAGCGTTGTGTTGTACTTGGCTATTCCTACTTGCGAACGTTCGCTGAATCTGCTTAAAACGCGGATTACAATTTGGTCTTTTATTAATTGGTTCATAAGAAATTTATTAAGGTGTTATAATACAATCTGCAGTCTTCAATTCTATTTTTAATCTGCTCAATAACTGCTTCGTCTTTTTGTACAAAAAATACTTTGACTCTGCGGTTCTTAGGTATGTGTGAAAACTGGTGTTTAGTTTCTACCTCTTCACGCAAATCTAAATCCTCTTCAAGTTTATGCAATTTCCAATGCGCTCTACGGATCTCATCCTCTACCATTTCAATTGGAGTATCAACAAGACAGTAGCAAAGCATTGCTTCTTGCTTTCCGGTGAGCCACATATATCCCTGAAGCTGGTAAAAATAATCTTTTGTAGGAATTTCAGTCTCAAAGAAAGGAAAGGTAGTAGCATCCCAACTTGATTTTACGTCAAGCAATACATCTTCCGTGTTTACGTCCGGTGTGCCTGTGATAAAATCGTTCTCAAAATACTCCTCATTCTTGTAGATAAACTTTACGTCTAAGACATCATTGACTAACGAGATAGAATCATCTTCAACTGCGTTGCCTTTGTCCGTGTAACGGCTTGAAAACTCCTTGCGGATGCCGTATTTCTCTTGGATAACTAATTCGTGTATGTAACTCTTTGCCGTTTGGCTTAGGAATTCAGTTTTTGAGCGAGGTGTTGCCATTATTTTACCAATGGCAGAACACCGAATCTTGAGAGCTTTCATAATGCGTTGAGCATATCAGTTTGACCTTCAGTTAATGCAAACGAGGCTTCGAGCTTCTCGCGAGTGTATTCGCCTTTAGCAATGGCTTGTACTGCTGCGCTGAATCGCTTTTGGTCTATAGCAGGCAGTTTCTTCTCAGTTTTAACTTGCTCGCCTGATGCATCGGTATCTTTATCCGTCACTAAAGCAAGCGCAGCCGAGATGGCATACCTGCGGTAGTAGGTCACACCGCTGCCGAAGGACTGAAAATCATTCATACCTTTCAACTGAACATAAGGAATAGCAATTGAGCTTTCGATGTTTTCGCCAGTCTCAACGTGAAACACCATTGTAGCAATGTAGTTAACACCTTCCTTTGTGTGTAGTGTTTGAGTGAATCCAAGTCCGTGTTTCTTTAGCAGCGGATTGATTACTTCAAAG